GCACAACTTCCACGTTGTTGAGTTCATTTCCTGACCATAGATGGAGAGATTTTCAACTTTCCCTTGATGATCTTCCACAAACTTTTCACTCTGTACAAACATACCGCCAGATCCACAGCAGGGGTCTATGTTCATTCAGATTTTGATACAAAAATAAAAAACCCTCTCCTGGGCTTAACCCCGGAAAAGGCTTCAAATCAGTGCGTTTACAGAATCCATCAGACTTTCTAAACACATTAGATTGCTAACATATTGAGTTTTTTCGATTGGCACGTTACTGAATAAATCTAACTTGAATACCCTTACATTCATTCAGTCAAAATAATTAAAAAGTATAGGGAAAATTAAAAGGTTCACAGTCGATATGTTTCCTCTAACACCATGTTTTGAGATGAGGGTATAGCTATCAAAACTGCCGTTTCAACCCCTGTTGTTATCGGGAACATATCCACGCTCGTACATGGAAACATATCCAATATTGGCTCTTGTTTACGGGAACTTATCAATCATTTAATGCCAAACCTTTATCGATTGCCTCCTGAATAATTTTATGGCAACAAGTCCCTAGAGGGTTTTTTTCCTTGCAGTTGGAATTTTTCATACCACCAGTTATGGCATTCACTTCTTTTACACTTTTCGCTCCATGTTTTAATACTGCATCAATAACCTGATCCTCTGTAACTTTGCTACAATAGCATGCGTACTTTGGATTTGCATCTTTCTTAAACCAGATAGGTACCCTAACCTGGTCTTTTAAGAATTTCTTTTCGTTATCAACACTATAGTAGACTACATTACAGTACTCATTCATGCAAATCTTATATTGCTCTCCGTCAACGGCATTATGATAATCATCTGACACTAGATGTTCAACCGTTACTTTACTTACGGAAATTCCTTCATTATTACATACAGGACAATTGTCTTTAATTTGATCTATTTTTTGTGTATTGCACTCACGGCAACATTCATTAACATTGTTCATTATATATCCTCCTCGTCTTTGCTTCGCATTAAAAGAAGATGCACACCGCCTGCTATCAAAATTCGCCGATTAAGATAAATTCTACTCCCAATCGGCGATAAAAAAACTATATTTTTGTAATACTACAGATTTTTAACATTAAGTGCTCTAAAAGCATTTAATACTGCGATAATAGTTACACCTACATCTGCAAATATAGCTGCCCACATAGTAGCTATTCCAAAAGCACTCAAAATAAGAACAATTATTTTTATTCCAATTGAAAATACTGTGTTTTGATGAGCAATTCTTAATGTTTTCTTAGAAACTTTTATTGCTGTGGCAATTTTTGAAGGTTCGTCGGTCATAATTACAATATCCGCAGCTTCAATTGCCGCATCAGAACCTAAACCACCCATTGCTATACCAATATCTGCACGGGCTAAAACAGGAGCATCATTGATTCCGTCACCTACAAAGGCAAGTTTACCCTTTGCAGATTTCTGTGCTAATAATTCCTCTACCTTTTCAACCTTATCTCCTGGTAATAACTCGGAGTATACCTTATCTAATCCAAGCTGCTTAGCAACCTTTGATGCAACATTTTTTGTATCACCTGTTAGCATAACAGTTTGCTTAATTTTAGCTTCCTTAAGTTCCTTAATTGCCCGAGCTGAATCTTCTTTCGCTTCATCTGCAATAACGATATAACCTGCATACTTTTCATCAATCCCAATGTGTACAACAGTTCCAACAACTTCACCTTCATAGCAAGGTATATTCAACTTTTTCATAAGTTTAATATTACCTGCTGCAACCTTTTTACCATCCACTGTTGCAATAACACCATGCCCTGATACTTCTTCTACATCTGAAATACGTCCATTGTCAATTTCCTTGCCATAGGCTTGTTTTAATGAACTGGAAATTGGATGGTTTGAATAACTTTCCGCATATGCAGTTAATTCTAATAACTCTTCCTTAGAAACTCCTTCCGGATGAACTTCCTGTACATTAAACACACCCTTTGTAAGTGTTCCAGTTTTATCAAATACTATGATTTCAGCTTCTGCTAATGCCTCTAAATAATTACTACCTTTGACTAAAATACCCTTTCTAGATGCTCCACCTATTCCACCGAAGAAACTTAAAGGAATAGAAACTACAAGAGCACATGGGCAAGAAACTACTAAGAACGTTAATGCTCTATATATCCAGTCACTAAATGTTGCTCCCTCTATAACAAGAGGCGGAATAATAGCAAGGAAAACTGCAATAATTACAACAATTGGAGTATAGTATCTTGCAAATTTCGTAATGAATTGTTCTGATTGGGATTTTTTACTACTTGCATTTTCAACTAAATCAAGAATCTTACTTACTGTAGATTCTCCATATTCCTTTGTAACTTCTGCAGTAATAACTCCATTAACGTTGATGCATCCACTTAGGATTTCATGCCCTACTTCTACCTCACGCGGAACAGACTCACCTGTAAGTGCTGATGTATCAACCATTGAATTTCCCTCAATTACCTTACCATCAAGAGGAATTCTTTCCCCTGGTTTAATTACGATTATATCACCAATTTGTACTTCATCAGGGTCAACTTTTATAACTTCATCGCCCCTTTTAACATTGGCATAATCTGGTCGTATGTCCATAGCATCTGCAATTGATCTTCTTGACTTATCAACTGCGTAACTTTGAAATAGCTCACCAATTTGATAAAATAGCATAACTGCAATACCTTCTGGATACTCACCGATTAACATTGCACCAATAGTAGCAATAGACATTAAAAAGTTTTCATCAAAAACTTTACCTCTAAAAATATTTCTAACAGCTCTTTTTACAATATCTCCACCTACAATAATATAACTAATTAGATATAGAGCAATATTTAACCACTCAATATTTATATCAATTACTATGGCCACAATAAAGAATATTGCCCCAATGATTATTCTCCAAAGACGATTTTTCATGTTCTTACACCTCTTTTATGCCTTTTTCATAGTTGTATCAGGTTCAATTTTTTAACTATTCTTTCTGCTTCTTGTATAATTGTAGGCATTCTTTCATCTTTGCCTTCAATAACAAGCTTTTGTGTCGTATTAATTTATGGGAAAACACTCCTTCGTTTGACGGTTATCATAATCCTGCCTAACGGAAAAATAAGGCTCCTTCTAAAAAAAATAAGGCTCTCTATCTTCTTATGTTGGGCTTAGGTAGAACGCAGCAAACGGAGTCCGTTTAATATTACAACGAGTGTACTTCCTTCATGTATTATGACACTGATTGCAATATCCGACAGTCCCAAGAAACTAACGACTACTAAAAAGGCAACAACAGCCATGGAAAAAATTATATTCTGCCAAATGACGCGATTCATTTTAGATGAAATCTTATGTGCTTGGATTAGAATTGATAAGTTGTTCTGCATTAATACTAAATCAGATACCTCTACCGCAACATCAGTGCCATCTCCCATAGCGATTCCCACATCAGCATTCACAAGAGCCGGTGCATCGTTAACACCATCTCCTACCATTGCTGTTACACCGTATTTTCCTTTTTGCTCATCTATAATTCGAGATTTATCTTCAGGCATGACATTCCCAATTACTTCATCTATTCCTATCTGTTCAGCAACCGCCTTTCCCGTCATTTCTGAGTCACCAGTGATTAAGGTAGTGTGTATACCTAGATTCTTAAAATAATCAATAGTCTCTTTCGCATGTTCACTTGGAATGTCCATTAACCCAATCAGGCCAATGACCTCTTCATCTTCTGCTACATATACAACTGTCTTGCCTTCTGATGCCCACTCACTATTTAGGCGAATATATTTATCTGAAACTCCGTCAAAAGAAGTTGGCTTTCCTATTCGATATTTTTTACCATTGTAATCTCCTGTCAACCCTCTACCAATTTGATTTTCTACTTCAATAGTTAGTTTGTTTTTTGGTGCAAATTTTCTTAGAATGGCATCTGCGAGGGGGTGGTTGGATTCTTTTTCAAGAGCTACAACGATATCAATAATATTCTCTTCATCGATAGAATCAGCAAAATAATAATTTGTCACTTCAGGTTTTCCTTTTGTTAAGGTTCCTGTTTTATCAAAAGCAATGGCTTGAATATTGGCCAATTGAGATAAATAGGAACTTCCTTTTGAAATCATGCCTCTTTTGGCTAGATTCGAAGTGGCTGACAAAGTTACAGATACGGTAGCAGCAGCTAGAGCACACGGAGAAGCTGCTACTAAAAGAACTATTCCTCTATAAATACTTTGGGACCAAGACCAATCTAAAATCATGGGTGCGAGTAAAATGAAAAGTGGAATTGCAATTAAAACAACTGTCACATATTTCGGTTCAAACTTTTGGATAATACTGGCCGCTTTGGTTTGATTATTTTGATTTTGATTGACTAATTGTAAAATCTTAGAAAAGACAGTATCTTTATTTTCTTTTGTGACTTCCATTGTGAAAGTACCCGTTCCATTAATCGTACTCCCAAAAACCACGTCTCCTTGAGATTTTTCTTTAGGGATACTTTCTCCATTGATAGATGATTCATCAATGGAGGTATTTCCTGATAAAATGACCCCGTCAATAGGTACTTGATCACCATTCAATACTTGGAGATGGTCTCCCACTTTTAATTCATTAACATCAACAATTTTTGTATTGCCATCAGACATGATTAATCTGGCAGTCGATGGATTCATCTCAAGTAGTTTTGTGATTTCTCTGTTGCTTCTACCTTCAGCGTACTCTTCTAAAAAATGTGCACCACAGAATATGAGAATCAACAGCGTTCCTTCCCAGAAATTCCCTATTAGTGAGGCGCCAAGCGCAGCTAGACCCATTAAAATGTGGGAATTAGGTGTAAATTTCTTATTGACTTTTGTATTCTCAACTGTTTCTCCAACTCCTTCGAGAAGAATAACATGATAACCCGCGCTAATTGATGCAATTGAAAATAAAATATTCTTAATGACTACATACTCTTTATTTAGAAATAACGCAATGAGCGCTAAGACAAAACCAATAACATACAAAATTATGGGCATCTTTCCGTGATCATGATCGTGGTTGTGGTTGTGGTGATTATGATTATGTGTTTCATGAGATTGTTGCTCTTTTACAGTATTCATTTCTATCACCTTTCTAAATATTGCTTCTCCATAATCTTTTTGTCATACTAAATAGCCTCCTTTAAGCCTTTTTCATAGTTGTATCGGGTTCAATTTTTTTAACTATTTTTTCGGCCTCTGCTATTATTGTTGGCATTTTTTCATCCTCACCATCAATAACGAGTTTTGTGGTCATAAAGTTAACAGTAGCTTCTTTCACTCCATCAAGCTCATTAATAGCCTTTTCCATTTTTGCCGCGCAATTTGCACAATCTAAACCTTCAAGTATAAATTTCTTTTTCATTATTAAATCCTCCTAAATATTATTTGTAATTTTATTTTGAATACTACAAGTCTTTTTCAAATTTTCTTGAAGCATTGCTCATTTGAAATGAAGACTTAAATATATGCCCAAATATCTTCAAAAAATATTCTATTCTACCGCATTACTACTTCTCGTTGATATGAATTAGACCTTGGCCAAATATTTCTCTTACATGATCATCAACTAATGAATAATATACTACTTTGCCTTCTTTCCTATTTTTCACTAAATTAGCTTGTTTTAAGACTCTCAGCTGATGGGAAATTGCTGATTGTGTCATGTTAAGTAATACAGCGATATCACAAACACACATTTCAGCTTCATGTAAAGCCCATAATATCCTGATTCGTGTTGAATCTCCAAATACTTTAAATAATTCTGCTAGATCATAAAGGCTTTCTTCTTGAGGCATTTTATCTCTAACTTGATTTACAATATCCTCATGAATTACATTGCAGTCACATCTTTCAATTGAATTAAATTTTTCAGTCATATTATCACCTCTTTTTAAATCATTTCATCTGAATACTTGAGCAAGCATTCATACGTTGTGTATTTATCATATTATTGTTTTTCTCATATGTCAATAGTTATATGAGCATTTATTCAAGTGTTTTTTATATTATTTGAAATATCTCAAAACCATCTATTACGACATTAATACCATAAAAGGGTGATTTCTATACAAACCTATTTTAAAAACACAAATATTGTAGGTTCTATAATAGTTTGAAATAAAATTTCAAACTATTAAAAAACTATAGTGGTAGCTGTTTCAAAACAACTACCACTACATTAGATTATATAAAATCCTTATCATCCCAGAGGATTATTTCTCCCTCTTTCTGAGCCATCAATTTTTCCACCTTTATAATGTCATCACTCTTTTTACCCTATGTCATCTATAAAGCACCCCAAAAATAGGGGTCAAAAAACGGTGTTTTTTCGCTCATTTTTTGCTCCAAAATCACTCTTGAACCACTATATGTTGTGGTCAACTTCTACTTTTCGCCCCCTGAACCACAATACGTCATCAGAATTATACTCTCAACGTGGCTCGAGAGGACAGTATTGATGTCATTTGCACCGTACGTTCGCGGGAATTTATCAATGGCTTTTTTGTTGTTTTTCTAGAAACTGACGTTCGCGGGAAAGTATCAACCAGTTGAAGCCCTCATAAAATGGTTGTATTAAGCCAAAAACTGCAATTCCAATTGATAAACAGTTGGGAATGCAGTCTTTTTGCTATTAGATAATGTTTTATTAGATATAGTTAACTAAATTCTAAAGTCCAAGATACGGTGCTGGATTTACCAAGTTGCCATTTAGCCTGAATTCAAGGTGTAAATGCGGCCCTGTGCTCATACCAGTAGATCCTACATATCCAATAATCTGACCTTGAGATACTTTTGATCCATAACTAGTGTTAAGTGCACTCATATGCGCATATAGGGTTGTGACCCCATTACCATGATCTATGATAACATTATTACCATAAGTGGAGTTATAAGATGCCCGAATGACGGTGCCTGCCCTAGTTGCTTTTATTGGTGTTCCGGAGGTAGCTGCAAAGTCAATACCGGTATGGAGTTTTCTATATCCTAAAATTGGGTGTATTCTGTATCCATACGAGGAAGTAACTCTTCCTGATACAGGCTTAATATAACCTGCATTCGTGTTGTTTTGTTGTGAATTGGTATTCCCCTGAGATATCGTATTCTTATTTGCTTCAGCTCTAATCAAAGCCGATATTTCATCCTGAAGTTCCTTATTCTCTTCAATGATATCCCCTATATCAGAAGCTATTTCCTTCTCTTCTTTTGTTAGGGAATTTATAGCGGAAGACTTTTTAGTCTCCAATTTCTTAAGATCTGATAATTTTGATGTATAGGCCAGATTTTCAGTTTCAAGCTTTTCTTTTTCCTCGATGAGCTTGGCCCGTTCATCTTGAATAACAGCTTTTGAAGCTACTAAATCTTTTTTGGATACTTCAAGTTCAGCTTTTATTAACGTCAATTCTTCCATAATGGAATTCACTTGCTGAATAATCTCTTTGTCCATTTCTACCACTTTATGGATGAGCATCAGCTTATCTGTAAAGTCAGCCAGACTCTCCGATTCAATTAAGGTGTACAGAATACTGCCTACAGAGTTATTCATGTAAGCAGATCTTACTCTGGAGTCGAGTATTGCTTTTTTCTCTTCAAGTTCAACTTCTTTCTGAATAATTTCAGATTGTCTGGTATTGATCTCATTTTCAAGCAAACTGATTTTAGAATTAGTTGCATTTATCAAACTCTCTCTTGCCTGTATTTCTGATTCTTTTTGTGTGATAGCAGTGTTTAAAATTTCTGCTTCCCTTGCAACGGAAGTAAATTGATCAATAACACTTTGCAATTCACTACTGAGTTGTTTTTTTTCAGCATTCAATTCTTGTTTTTCCTTTTCTAAGTTTTGAATGGTTTCTTGATTTTCTTTAATTTGATTTTCTTTATTATTTACCGTACTAGCAAAAACAGTAATATTAGAAGCAATAAGCATTGTAACTGTCATAAATATAATTTTTTTTTTCATTGCACTCTCCTCTCTAACTGGTAATATTTTACTATAAATTTGAATTTAAAAAAACAACTACAGATAATTTCACAATTCTTAACAAGTTTGCAAATCAGTAGATTAAGATATATTCCAATACAAAAGGTATCTATTTCTTCATCGCTCTTAATAATAATCAACTAAAAGGTTGTACATAATTTGAGAATTTTAAATAAGAAAATAATTCATATTTTTACCCGCCATAGCGCATCCCTCCTCCATAATTATCAATTCAATGATGCATTAGTTACTGAATTTAGCAGAGTCACCCACTCCGAAATATTTCTCGAAAAAGGATTTTAACCCCGAATTATTCAACAAACCAGTTGATATCATGATTTTCTAATTTCAAACTACTTTTTATGGAATACATACTGCCCGACAAGGAGCAAACTTTTAGATGTGAGCCTGTTTGAAGAGTCTTTCTGAGTTTTTCCCATTTTAGTGTTTGGTGAATAAGCCCAAAGCTTCTTTGGACTTCGAGAAAGGTATATCGAGAATTTGCTTAGCCCAAGGCTAAGAGGTGGATATTCTCTAACATTTTTAAGATGGCTTCTTTGTATGGAGCACTACTGCAGAGCCTCATCTTTATCTTTTTTGCATGAGAAATGCTCTTTCCTGCGATCTTGATGAAGAGAGTTCTAAGAGTGGACATTCTGCTTTTCGAGAACTCTTTGGGTAAGACCAGCTGCTTCATAGCATTAACGAGACTATAGGCAACAGCGAGAATCATGGCTTTCGCCTGATTTGCCAAGAAAGAAGAATGGCTTAAGTGATTTAGCCCAAAATCAAGCTTGGTTTCCTTGATGTAGTTCTCCATGTTTCCACGTTTGTTGTAGGCTTTCAGAATATCAGGAGCATCTAGCCTCAAAGATATTACATTGAGATATTTCCTCTAGCTTGTTCAGCTCTATAAATTCAACTTGAAAAGTGAAAAGTTGGTTTTATAGTCTCGTGATTTATGGTATAGTCAAATACGAAAATGATTGTAAAGTAACATCTGATGTGTTATTTTATAGTTTTATGTGTTTAATAATTCTAGAGGAGTGAAGCTATTGAAAAAAAATGCTAATGCGCGCCCTTTCTTGAAATGGGCAGGTGGTAAAGGGCAGCTGTTACCCACAATAATAGAAAATTTACCTGAGAAGTTAAAAAAAGGAAACATAAAAACTTATATTGAACCATTCGTAGGCGGAGGAGCGGTATTCTTTGAACTTAGTAAATTATATGATTTTGACAATGTAATATTGAATGATTTTAATGTCGAACTGATTATGGTTTACCAAACTATACGAGATGATGTAGAGAGATTAATAATGAGGCTTCACGAATTAGAAGAAGAATTTTTACCTAAAGAAAAAGACGCTCGGCAGGAAATGTTCTACAATATTCGTGATGAATTCAATGAAGAGAAAAAGAGTATTGATTACTCGGAAGTTAGTAGTGAAATCATAAGGCACTCTGCTAACCTAATATTTTTAAATAAAACTTGTTTTAATGGCTTGTATCGACTCAACTCAAAAGGAGGTTACAACGTCCCATTCGGCGACTATAAGAACCCTACCATCTGCGATGAGGTGAATCTTAGAAGTGTAAACTTAGTACTTCAAGGAGTTAAGCTTGTGCATGGTGATTTTGAAGAAGTCACGCAGTTCGCCAATAATGAAACATTCATATATATGGATCCACCATACAGACCTCTAAGTGGCACCTCAAGTTTCAACAGTTATCAAAAAGCACCTTTTAATGATGAAAGTCAAAGACGCCTGGCAAATTGGTTCAAAGCTTTAGATGAAGAAAAAAATGCGCATCTAATGCTTAGCAATTCTGATCCAAAGAATACTGATTTGAATGATGATTTCTTCGATGATTTATATAAACCTTTCAATATTAAACGTGTTAGTGCTTCCAGAGCAATTAACTCAAAAGGAAGTAAAAGAGGTTCTATAAGTGAATTGCTAATTACAAACTACGTGGAAACTAAGTGACTATAGTATGAAAAATATAGAAATCCGAAGAAGAAAAAGAGTGTTTGTTAGTCATCCGTATAAAGACAGCCCTGATGAAAACAAAATTAAAGCTCAAGCTATTTGCTTGGATATATTCAGAAATGGACACATTCCAATAAGTCCTCTTCATTTATTTTCATTTATGGAGGATGATGGTGCGAGAGAGGATATTATTAGTTGGTGTCTAGAAATGATAAACCTATGTGATGAAGTCTGGGTTTTCGGATCCTCCGAAGGCTGCAACATAGAGAGAGCCTATGCAGAAAAAACAGGTAAGACTGTAAAAATAATGTACTAAACAAAGGCGGAAAATGTAATTTCCGCCTTTGTTGGTTTATATCACGAAAATCTAGATATCCACCAATCCACTCCACAACATATCTCTTCCGGAATAATTCCAGTATCTGATATCCTGTTCTATAAAAAGCCATTTTAATACTTTTAGTATCAATTCACAAGAGTAACCAGTACTAAATGTGAAGGTGCTTACAGAAGAATAGTCTATGTCATTACATAGATAGATTTGTTCAATTAAGGCAAATAATCTTTCGTACTCAGCTTTTGATTCTGAACGTTTGCTTGACAAATCTCTGATAATTTCATCATGGGTTGGGTAGTCTCTCCGTCTCCCATTTGGATTAAAATTGATGTTCTCAACACAAATTAGAAAGTCGAATCCATTATGCAAATATGCAGGACGCTTTAAATATACTCTATCTCCATTATTAAGGGTTTCAACATAATAAACATATCGTGAAGCGAGTTCACCTTTCCCTTCACCATAAGATTCTTCAGATAATTTGTTTACAACTCTCATCCTTACTTCATTTCTTGTCCCGCTATTACTGAACGTTTCACTCAAATAATACTCTGGCATTCTCCACCCCTCCTTCTAAATTTACATTACACCTGATAATTAAAACTATTTATATAAGCTTTTTAATTGAGATATTTCGTCATAGTTTATACTTGGCCAAAGATTTGGTTGTTTATGAATAAGCGCTCGTTCTATTACCTTCTCTATATTATGAATGCTTGGTCTCTTTGCAATAGCACAATAAATTGATTCTACATATCTATAGAAAGGCATCATTCTTCCTTGATAGTGCCCAATAGACATTGGGTAGTTTATATCTTCTTGTAAAGAAATCCAGGAAATCAAGTTAGTAAGATCTTCAAGAGAAAAGTTCCAAGCTATATTTCCATTTCTTAAATAAGCTTTATCTAAACGATCAAATATTATATTTGTCTCGTTTAGGATGGCTTTTGATACTGGTTCAAATTTAGTTGAACTCAAATCTTCAAATTCTTCTAAGTTAATTGAATCCCCTTCTTTTGATAACCTAATTAAGAACTCTTTCATTCGTTTAGCTTTTTCCGGATGTTGTGTCACTTTGCTATATAAATCAATGATTATACTAGGGTGAGATATAGCGCACCCTTGGAAATTCACCCTATAATCATATACAAAGTTTCCATTCTTTTTCATGTTTGTTTTATAGCCGGGGTATGTTATGTAAAAATCACTAGTGGCATCAATCACATACTTTTTTGAGTGACCATTTTTCTTTCCATTTTTTACGTACTCCAACCAAACATCCTTGTTGTTCTCAAACTCTCTCAATAATCGCTTTTCCATATCAAAAAAAGACATCAAATCCCCCCCCCAAACAAAATAAGCTTATTTTACTATATAATTCATAAATGTTTTTTTGAAATAGAATGCATGATTTTTATTAGAAACGTATTTGCCAAACTCTTTTGAGTATATTGGACTATATGGCATTGAATCCTTACTTCGGATCTGAATAAATTCTCCATTAGAAGTATGAATATTTCCATCATATCCATTCTCAATATGATCTCTTAACTGTCTACAAATTGAGTAATAATCGCTTTCGAGTTGTTTCCTCAGAGCATTATATTTTATATCATTTAGATTAACATGTTCATATGGAAGAAAGAACCACTCTTCAGGTCTGCCATCCTTATTAATTGGTACATATAGTAAATTGTCGATTTTTTCATATAACCTTGTTTCATAAAAATCCTTCATTGTTAATAACTCGTCAATTATTGACAATATTTGGGTTATAAACATTGTCTCCAACGGATTACCAAACCTGTCACACTTGTTAGTTTTTAGTTCTCCATCTATAAAGTCAAGAGTCTTTGAGGTGTTCTTGAGACCTAAAGCAATTTCCAGTAACTGGCCCGTTTTCCCTTTGTTAATAATTATTCCTTCAAGTTCTGTTGGAGTCATCCATTCTCCTAAAGGGATGTTAATAATTGTATCCAATCTACGCTTAGCATCATTTAACTTCATAAAATTTCTCCTTATTATTTGATTTAGCCAATTATTTGTTCTAGTATCCCATTCGAAATCATTTCTAGATTTATTACAAACTCGTTGTGAAGAAAAGTCTCATACAGAGCAGTTTTTGCAGTCAACCAACCCATACCATCAGTCACCCAAATAAACTGTATATCCTGTGAGGACAACATATTATAAACTTCTTTGTACTCACCAGCTGTAGCCTTTAGCTTGGATCCTCCACCACTGTAATAATTGACCTCAAATAAATGAAGTTTTCTTGCTGCGTCCATTATCGCAAAATCAAATCGACGGTTAATTTTATCTACAACAATATCAATTCCCCATTCACTCTTAATTTTTGAATGCGTCGCTTGCACCATACATTTATATCCTTTTTTTTCACAAAAATTTGAAAGGACAGTTTCCACCAAATTCTCCATATTTGTTCCAGTACGATTCTTACGGGCATTGGTATCCATTCCTACTTCAATACCAATACAATAATCGTAGAGATTACTAATTCTTGATTTTTCTAATAGATCCTTAAGCCCTGAAAATTTAAAGAAATTAACTAAACCTTCTTCTACTTCTCTTGTGATAGGGACTCTAGGGTCAAATAATTGTACCTTACTCTCTGACTCCAGTGTGTCTAAATCGTCGATAATTTCGATACCTTTCATCTTTTCCGTCCTTATTGCTATAAGTATGGGAATTATTTTCCTTATTTTACTATCAGTTTTTAGTAAATCAATAAACGCATCTTCAATTTCATCCGGTGGTAAGCCAATTAAAGAATTTAATTTGATAAGCTCTTCCTTTATCTTGTCTGCATTACGAATCGATTTATTAAAATCTACATAATAGTCCCACGTAAATATGCTATTTCTTAGGGAAGACAAAAAATAATTAAAAGCCGGCAACTCTGTATTATAGTCTTTATCTGTATAATATTTCAAAAGTTTCATATGGTAATCTACCTTTCTTAGAGAAATGAGTGTTGAATACTATTAAACCGCTTTATCGTTATATCAAGATAATCCTCTGTAATATCGATCCCTATATATTTTCTTTTCAATTCATTTGCTGCTATTCCTGTTGTACCACTTCCGTTAAACGGATCTAGTATCACATCACCTTCTTCACTTGATGCTATAATAATCCTTTCCAGAAGTTTCTTTGGTTTCTGAGTTGGATGCTTCCCATGTATTTTTTCTTTTTTATTAATTACCGGAAACTCCCAAACATCACGCATTTGTTTACCATTATTCAGCTCTTTCATAAAGGCATAGTTAAAATAATGTTTTGATTTTTTATTCTTACTTGCCCAAAGAATTGTCTCAGTACTGTGAGTAAAATATCTGCAAGATAGATTTGGAGGCGGATTAGACTTATACCAAGTTATATTATTTAGAATTTTATAACCTAACTCTTGCAAACCTAATCCAACAGAATAAATATTGTGGAAAGTCCCGGAAATCCATATTGTTCCATCCTTCTTAAGAATTCTTTGGCACTCACTCAGCCAGTCTTTATTAAAACTGTGTATTTCTTGAATATGCATCTGAGTATCCCATGATGCCTTGTTAACAGAGACCATTTTCCCGCTTGAACAAGTAATTCCGCCACCAGATAAAAAATATGGTGGATCAGCGAAGATAACATTGATCGAGTTATCAGGTATCCTTTTCAAAAGAGAAAGACAGTCACCCAGGTATAGTGAAAAATCTGTATCTATAAAATAGGGTTCAAAGCCTTCTATAATCACATTATTTGTTAGTAAATTTGATGATTCTTGCTCAATGTTTGCCTTCCTAACCGCTTTTTTTATGGATGTATTGTTTTGTTCTACATTCAGATTATCATTCATAGTAACCACCCATACAAATTAGTTCTAACATGAACTCACCTTTAACTTTTTTTCCATTTTCTATCTTTACCACTTTCTCTAGAGGGTGACTTCCTCTTAGTTGCCCATTTCTAACTCTAAACTCTTCATTTATAGTCATATAATGCTCCTTCCCACAATTACATCTAATTCCGGATTTTGTATAGACTCGATTTAAAAGTAAATCTTATCCTTTCACAAATCTAATTTATTAATTAGTCTATCTCTGCGCTCTTTCCACTCTCAACCCAAGCATCAATCTCAGAGATCTTGAATTTATATTGTTTTCCCACCTTACGATACGGAATCACCTCTTTTTTTATCCAATTCCGGATGGTATCCTTACTAACACCCAGATGATCGGCAATTTCTTCAAGACTTGACCACTTTTCAGGCTTGCTACTCATTTTAGATCCTCCTAATTATTTCCGATACCATATAATTAATTTGGCTATCTTCCTGTATCAAATAAAATCTTCTGCCCATTCTTCATCAATTTTTTCTTGTCTAGTTTTTAATATTCTAAGATAATCTTGTAACGCAAGACAGACTTTCCACAAACTGAAATCCTTATTTTCTATAACACTTTTTAAGGCTGAATATTTTTCGATATCTTTACGTATAACTTCAAGGGACAACCAAAACACATGTTCTCCATATTTTTCATAATAATTGTATTTTCCCATCCAATTTCTCTTGATAAGCTCAGCGAACGCTGAATATTGAACAGCAACATAGTTACTTGCAGTATCATAAGTGATTGTACACGAATCAGTTTCCTCCATAATAACATTTTTAATTTCATCAACGATTAGAGGTACTTTCTCCATTATCTCCTCGTTATCATAATAAGTATCATCTAAGTCTTGGTTCTCAAATAGCCTTAAAAGGTTAAATAAAACAAATCGCAAAACCGTAGAGTCTATATGGCCATCCACTCCCAATGCAAAATCATAATATGACTCATCAACTTCTACATTTTCTTCTTCATCATATTCAATATTTTCATGATATTCATACCAACATTTGAGATTTCCGAATGCTCTTTCAATAATATTCCAGTATCCGATATTGTCATCCATACTATCATTACCTAGTATCTGCTCTAACTTCGGAATGATAATATATTCCTCCACCTTCTCTGGGATCATATCATAGAGCATTTCAAGTACTTTTTCACTACATGTATCACGTGGGCCGTCAAAAAAACTCAATAGGCCTGAAGACATAGTTCTTTTCCTATCTGTAGACACTCTTTCAAATCCAGCCTTAAAGTTCAAAGCACAAAAATACTCTTGAAACGACCGATGCACAAAATGATATTTTTCTCCTTCTTTAAGCAGCATACAAAGATTAGCACTTAAATCATGCAAAAAATCGAGTGCAGTAGTTTCCTGTGAGGAGTTTCTAAAACAGCGTTCAAAATAACTACTGAACTCACTTTCTGTAAATTCAACTTTTTCATCTTTATATGACAGGAAACAAATCTTAGCAAAATAATGAGCAATTTTGTCCTTCGATAGGCCAGACTTAAATTCACGATCAAGTAGTTTAGTATCGTCGTGCTTTTTAGCAAGTGTTTCAAATGCCATATTATAAAACTTGTGAATCTTAGATGGTATTTCAGCATACTCTTCGTATGTCATTAACATGATGGTAAGTAGTAAGGGGTTTTCTGCAAAGTCTTGGTGACTCCACCATAACTCCGAGTCAAGGCGGCTCCGAAAAGACTCTTTGATCCTAAGCTCACCTAAACTGAACTGAAAATTGTCAATCATCTTTAAAGCTTGTGATTTATCGAAAGGTTGTAATTCTAATTCATTAAACTTATTTAGTGCAACGAGTTTAGATGATGGGCGAGATGAAATAACATAATAATTCTGAGGGTATGCATTTGTAAAACGTTCCACTTCTTGCGCAAATCTTGAAAAAACTGCTGTTCTTACTTCGTCCAATCCATCTAAAAGGATTAAACCTGAACCATTCTTAAGAATTGCTGCATACTTCTCTCGCGTTAAGTTCTCATCAAATTGTTGAGCTGTTAAAAAAACATACTCAAATACATCTAGTTCACTTTCGCCATAATCCTTAAGCGGAACCAAAATAGGAAGAAGCTTTAATCTATCAAAGTTAATAACTGCATCAAGCAGCAAATGTCGCATCATCATTGATTTTCCTAATCCACCAATACCAGTAACAATAGAGAAACGAGGAATAGAAAATAACTTTTCTGCAATTAGATTGTTGATAATTACTCCATCATTTTTAAGGTCATTGCAAACATAGAAGCTGTAGAATTCCTTAGGGGTTTTATCATAAAGAAGAGTCTTAATTTTAGAGTATCTAATACTAACATTTGATAAGTACTCCTCAAAATCCTCATTAATGAATGAATCAATTACTACTATTGAGTCAGATGAAACATCCAGTTCTAAATCAGTTGGAGTATCATCTGATTCTATTCCGACCTCTTTATATGTTGTATCTACTACTTTAATTTCTCTTGTATTCTTTAATTCACCTATATATTGGAGTGTCAATCCTTTGACGGTTTCCTTACCTACAGTGTTTTTAACACCTGCAGCAACAGTGTAAAGAAATATCCCCGATAGAAATTCATCCAACGCAAAATCGCCCTGTGAAAGCAGGGCGTTTTTTGTTTGTCCAATATACTTTTCAAAGCTTAGTTTCTTGTCATCATCAAGCACACTATCATTTTCGATTATATCAAGCAGTGCAAGAACTAGTAGTTCTTTTTTATCTTCGTCTAGTAAGGGAACCACATTCTCTCTAAACTTCTTAACTACATCATCCCTATTAGCTCTTTGTGAAGCAGTAATAACATTGCTGATGCTTTCTCCAGGTTTCTTTACCGTAGCACTTCCACTATCACTGATATTTCCATTCGAAAGATTCCCCGTACAGCTTAAGAGTCGTGATACTGCTGATGCATTATTGTGGTGTATGTATTGGCATGTCGGATCTGCTGTCCTAGTCATTATGCCTACTATTTCACGATCAATTACACCTTCTAATCTACACAATCGTAGAACTTGTGCAAATGTCCCAAAACACAATCTTGCCATAGTTTTACCCCTTTGCAACTCATAAGCAAGTGAATGCAACTCACTGCAAATGAGAAGTATATTCTACTCAATTTCGACGCATATCCCTTTGGAAATAAGCTGATGCCAGGAGTTCTGGTATCGGCTTTTTTTATTTTCAATTAAAAGCAGTTCCTGCTAACTCCTATTAAATCATCCTAACACATAAATTTTTCAATTGTCAATCAAAGGAGGACATGAAATGGAAAATTGTACAAATCAAGGTCAACCAAAGAACAAAGACTTCTACGATGGATCATGGCACCTTACTATCGAAAATCAAGTTGTTGAAGTCACTGAAGAAGTGTATCGCACCATTAAGCAACCGTTATGGGCGGAAAAAAAACGTCAAGAGCGCGATAAACGCTGCATCATAAGTAATGGCAAAGGTGGCACAAAGAGATGCACTCGAAATTGCCGTGAATGTGATCTGGAACGCGCTGAAAAAGGTTTATCACTAATTGATCGGACAGGCGGTGTCCTGTCATTAGACAAGTTCAGTGATGATGGTTTCGACGTTCCTGACTCAGTAAATATTGATGATCTCGTGGAGGACAAGCTACTTCTTGAGGAACTCTTCGCTGCACTGGATGAACTAGATCCAGAGAATCGTCGTATTGCTAAGCTCTTTAGCATAGGAAAAACCGAACGAGAAATTGCTGAGTACATTGGTTGCGTTCAAAAGACAGTCAACAATCGCAAACTCAAACTTTTCTCCCAACTAAGAGAAGTCCTAAAAGACTGGATTTAATTCATTACTCAAAATGCCCTCTGGTGTCCTGTGGATATTAGAGGGCATCATAAAAACTATTTTTCAAAGTAATTACTCAAACTCCTCACTTTTGTCCTGTGAGGGTTGAGGGGAACAAAACAGCCCTCGGAACGGAGGTTAAACAATGCAGAATCAAGCAAATCAAAATGACACTCAGAGCCAGGATCCTGAAATGGATGAAGAACTGGCCGATGTTCTCACCGCCATCAGCGTAGTGTCAAAGCGCCTTGCTAAGAAGTTAACCACACTATCGCAGCAAGAGAAAGAAAAAGGAGGAAAACCAGATGGGCAAAATGAGTGAACTCTCTCTATTAGTGAAGGAGCTGAACCAATGTGGTGAAATGTTGATAGGCATATCTCTGTCTCTTTACAGCATGTTCAGTAGTAACGATGAACCACCAGAAACACCTGCTCCAGAAGAAAAGGCCATAACTCTTGAAGAAGTTAGAGCGGTTCTGGCTGAAAAAAGTCGAGATGGCCATACATCAAAAATTCGAGAGCTACTTCAAAAGTATGGCGCTGATAAGCTATCAGAAATTAATTCTTCAGATTATCCAGCACTCCTAGCAGAAGCTGAGGTACTTGGAAATGGGTAAGCATGCACTTCTTTCAGCCTCTTCATCTCATAGGTGGTTAAATTGTCCTCCTTCTGTCAGGCTCAGTGAGTCTTATGAAGATAAAGGAAGTAGCTACGCTGCTGAAGGCACCGATGCTCATACCCTATGTGAGTACAAATTAAAAGTTGCTCTTGGACTCCCGGGCAATGATCCAACAGAAAATCTCACCTACTACAGTGAAGAGATGGAAGAATGTGCGAATGGCTATGCAACTTACATTCTTGAACTGGTAGAAGCTGCAAAAGAAAAATGCGCGGACCCGGTTGTTCTTATCGAGCAAAGGCTGGACTTCTCTAAGTACGTTGAAGGCGGCTTCGGTACCGGAGATTGCTTGATCATAGCTGATTCCAAGATCCATGTATGTGACTACAAGCATGGACAGGGAATTTTAGTTGAAGCAGAAGACAATCCGCAGATGAAGCTCTATGCACTGGGTGCCCTAGAAATCTTCGATAGAATCTATGACATAGAAACGGTTTCCATGACTATTTATCAGCCTCGTAGAAACAACATATCTACCCACACAGTATCTAAAGAATCCTTATACCAATGGGCTAATGAAGTTCTTAAACCAACTGCAGAGCTGGCCTTTGCTGGTGAAGGGGACTTCAAGTGTGGTGATTGGTGTGGATTTTGTAAAGCAAAGCACGAATGCCGCACCAGAGCTGAGCACAACATGGAGCTGGCCAAATACGACTTCAAGATGCCCCCTCTACTCGATGATTACGAGGTTGAAGACATCCTATCTAAATTGGATGGTCTAATCTCTTGGGCATCAGATATCAAAGATTACGCACTGCAATCAGCAGTCAGCGGAAAGCAGTGGAACGGATGGAAGCTGGTCGAAGGACGCTCCAATCGAAGATACACCGATGAAACTGCGGTTGCTAAAGCCGTCAGTGCAGAAGGCTTTGATCCATTTGAACAAAAGCTTCTTGGCATTACTGCCATGACTTCACTTATCGGTAAGAAGCGATTTGAGGAAGTTCTAGGAATCTACATTGACAAGCCTCAAGGGAAGCCAACGCTGGTTCCTGAGAGTGACAAACGTCCGCCAATTAATACAGCACAACACGATTTTAATGAAATTTGAGGAGGAAAATCATATGTCCAATAATGCAAACAAATCAAACAGCAACCCCATGAAAGTTATCACAGGTCCTGACACTCGCTGGTCTTACGCCAATGTCTGGGAAGCTAAGTCCATCAACGGTGGCACTCCAAAGTTCTCGGTATCCCTCATCATTCCTAAATCAGATACCGCAACTGTAGCAAAAGTCAAAGCTGCCATTGAGGCTGCTTACCATGAAGGTGAAGCAAAGCTTAAAGGCAACGGAAAGTCTATCCCACCTCTTACAAGTATCAAGACACCGCTTAGAGACGGAGATTTGGAAAGACCAGACGATCCAGCCTATGCCAATGCCTACTTCATCAATGCCAACTCTGCTACCGCCCCAGGCATTGTAGATGCAGACAGAAATGTTATCCTTACTCGCTCCGAAGTTTACAGCGGTGTTTACGGTAGAGCAAGCATCAACTTCTATGCCTTTAACAGCAACGGAAACAGAGGAATCGCCTGTGGTCTAAATAATCTGCAGAAAATAAAAGAAGGTGAACCTCTTGGTGGAAAGTCCAGAGCTGAGGACGATTTCGCCACTGACCTTGATGAGGATTTCTTAGCATAGCCTCAACTTCCAGAGGGTGGCAGTACAATCTGTCACCCTCTTTCAATTCGCGAAAGGAGCCTTGCTAATGAAATCTTTATCAATCGATTTAGAAACATACTCATCAGTAGATTTAGTGAAGTCAGGAATTTACAGATATATAGAATCACCTGACTTTGAGATCCTGCTTTTTGGATACTCCATAGATGGTGGCGATATCGAGGTGATCGACCTTGCCAGTGGTCAAAAACTTCCTGAAGAAATACAATCAGCCCTCATTGATCCATCCATTACTAAGTGGGCTTTTAATGCCCAGTTCGAAAGAATTTGTTTGTCTAAGTGGCTAGGCTTGCCCAGTGGCCAATACCTCAGCCCAAAATCCTGGCGATGCACCATGGTCTGGTCTGCATATATGGGTTTACCCCTGTCTCTTGAAGGTAGTGGCGCTGTCCTTGGTCTTGAAAAACAAAAGCTATCCGAAGGAAAAGACCTGATTAGATATTTTTGCAAGCCCTGTAACCCAACAGCTACAAATGGTGGTCGGTCTCGTAATCTGCCAATCCATGCTCCTGATAAATGGTCTGAATTTAAGTCCTACAACCTTCGTGATGTCGAAGCTGAAATAGCCATCCAGGAAAAACTATCAAAATTCCCCGTATCTGAAGAAGTGTGGAATGAATACCACCTTGACCAGGAGATCAATGATCGTGGTGTTTCTTTGGATATGCCTTTTGTAAATGAGGCAATAAAGATGGATACTCGGTCTCGTTCAGAGCTGCTCCAAAAAATGAAAAGACTAACGGATCTTGATAACCCTAACTCCGTAGCACAGATGAAGAACTGGTTATCGGACCAGGGACTTGAAACAGACTCATTAGGTAAAAAAGTGGTTTCAGAACTCATCCAAACTGCTCCACCAGATCTTAAAGAAGTATTGGAGCTAAGACAATCACTGGCCAAGTCCTCCGTCAAAAAATACTCTGCCATGGAAAACGCCGTTTGCGCCGATGGTCGTGCACGTGGAATGTTTCAATTCTATGGTGCTAATCGAACAGGACGATGGGCAGGAAGAATTATTCAGCTTCAGAATCTTCCTCAAAACCATCTACCTGATTTAGAACAAGCACGAGATCTTGTTCGCTGTGGGAACTTCGATGCTTTAGAAATGCTTTATGATTCCATACCCGAGGTTCTATCTGAACTTATCCGCACCTCCTTCATTCCTGCCACTGACCACAAATTCATCGTCGCAGACTTCTCTGCTATTGAAGCCAGAGTTATTGCATGGCTTGCCGGAGAAAAATGGCGTCAGCAAGTTTTCGAGTCTGGCGGTGATATCTATTGTGCTTCTGCTTCTCAAATGTTTGGTGTTCCTGTTGAAAAACACGGCGTCAATAACCACTTACGACAAAAAGGTAAGATCGCAGAATTGGCCCTTGGGTATGGGGGATCTGTCGGTGCCCTCAAAGCCATGGGTGCTCTGGAGATGGGTCTAAATGAAGATGAATTACAACCCCTGGTTACAGCTTGGCGTAATACCAATCCCAATATAGTCAGGCTCTGGTGGGAAGTTGATAAGGCTGCCATGAAAGCAGTTAGAGAACGGACCATCACTGAAACACACGGTATCCGGTTTTCTTACCAAAGTGGGATGCTCTTTATCACCCTTCCTTCTGGAAGAAGACTCTCTTATGTGAAACCGCGCATTGGAACAAATATGTTTGGTTCAGACTGCATAACGTATGAAGGCGTTGGTGGCACAAAAAAATGGGAACGCATTGAGAGCTATGGCCCAAAGTTTGTGGAGAACATCGTCCAGGCAACCAGTCGTGATCTTCTATGTTATTCCATGCAAGCGCTCAAGGACTACAACATCGTCATCCATGTTCATGATGAAATTGTCATCGAAGCTGACATGGAAACATCAACAGAAGCCATCTGCAACCAAATGAGCCATACTCCTCCTTGGGCAAAGGGGCTCTTAATGAGGGCAGATGGTTATGAAACGAATTTCTACAAAAAAGATTAGTCCTTTATTACTCACAGGAGAGTTTTCTGTCCTGTGAGTATTAGAAGGCACTTAAGCCTTCAAGAAATGGAGGTAATTAATATGTTCTACGTGAAGCAAACAATCAACGACTCATTGGAAATCAGGGTAGAGATCCACGATGACAATGTCTTTACCACCTGCCCAGATTGCGGTGTTGAAATCTGTGTAGACATCTCGGAGTTATTTAGTGATGGAGAAAGCGACCTTTATGGAACTGCTATTTTCTGTCCTGAGTGCAGCAAATCAATATTAGATGAAAGGCAAGGCTGATGTTATGGGAATCGATAAATTCAACGCTGAAGGTTACTACGACCCCACAGCTTATGATGCCTTAACTAAAATTGAGCAAAGAGAAAAGGCTGCTAGAACCTTTCGTCCACTTGTGTATATCTGCTCACCCTATTCAGGTGATATTGAAAGAAACACAGACTCTGCCAGACGCTATAGTAGGTTCGCGGTTGCGATGGGGTACATCCCTATCGCTCCGCATCTACTTTTTACTCAGTTTCTTGATGACAGTGATCCTGATGAACGAGAACTTGGTTTGTTCTTTGGAAATGTACTGATGTCAAAGTGCTCCGAGGTTTGGGTGTTTGGCAGTCATATTTCCTCCGGCATGAGAGCAGAAATCAACTGGGCAAAACAGAAAAATTATCGCATTAGATATTTTAACAGAAACTGCAAGGAGGTATCGCAATGAATCAATTAATCCCTGTTAACTATAACAGTGAAATTCCAACCGTTAGCGGTCGGGCTTTACATGCAGCTCTTAAAGTTGCAACCCCATATAAAGACTGGTTTCCTCGTATGTGCGAATACGGTTTTGAAAAAGGTAAAGACTTTAGCTCAAATTTGCGCGAAAGTACTGGCGGGCGTCCCAGCACAGACCACGCCGTTTCCATTGCTATGGCAAAGGAGCTGTGTATGCTTCAGCGCACTGAGATGGGTAGAAAGTTCCGACAATACTTCATTTCTGTTGAGGAAGCGTGGAACTCCCCTGAAAAGATTATGGAACGGGCACTTCAAATAGCGCAGCAACGTGCCATCGAAGCTGAGTCAAGAATCTTTGCCCTGACCGAAGAAAATGACACCCTTGAAATTGCCTTAAACACATCACTGAAGTATTACACGGTAGCCAAATACAACAAAATCTTCAGAATGGGCTGGACTCTTTCACAGTGTCAGGCTATTGGCAAGCGTCTCTCAGCTTACTGCCGCTCCAGAGCTATAACAATAAAGTCTTGTGAAACAAACGATGAAAGGTTTGGGTCAGTTAACAGTTATCCTATTACCGCTTGGGAGGATTTCTTGGAGGTGAACTCTATATGAAACAGATAAAAGCAATACAAACTGAATACAAAGGCTACCTCTTCAGGTCAAGGCTTGAGGCTCGCTGGGCTGTATTCTTCGATTTCTGCGGTATTGATTACGAATATGAACCTGAAGGATATGACCTTGGAAATGGATTAACCTACCTTCCAGACTTTCTTCTTCACGGCGTAGACGGTAGATCTGGTGGCGATCTTTACGTTGAGGTCAAGGGTCAGATGACCGATGCTGATGCAGATAAAATCAACCGTTTTTATGAACTGGGAAAAGATGACCCTGATACTTACGGGAAGTCCCAGACAGCCATCCTTGTGGTTGGGAATATTCCAAGTGGTGCAGATATTGATGACATCCTATGGTCCATAGAAAATGAAGCTTACAATGATAACGGCAATTGGCCTAATAAGTACAACTTCGAAACTATTGATGGAGATTATTTTGCTGCATATCCTGGGATAAACCATAAAGGGAAATTTGAACTCTTCGGTGATGACAGCAACTATCTTTGTGATATGGATTCTAGAGCAACAGAAAAAGCCTATCGTGCTGCTAGACAGGCCAGATTTGAACATGGGGTGAAAGGAGGTTATTAAAGTGAGAAAGCTAGCCATTGCCTACGGGAACAGCCGACAGGCAAAGAAGTGGGTCAACAAAGAAATCACATTTGATGAGTTAAAAGATAGATTGAAGACTCCAATCCGGACAACGGAATCAGCTGAAGAGTATGCCAAATTCAGCAAGGCTCAAAAGGATGATGCAAAAGATCATGGTGGTTTTGTTGCAGGGGTATTAAAAGGCGGTCGCAGAAAAATCGACACTGTGGAGCTCCGCTCAATGATTGCCTTAGATGGTGACCGTATTGATAAAGAGTTTCTTGAAAACTATGAATCGAATGCCCAGTATACCTCTGTTCTTTATTCCACCCATAGCAGTACTGAAGAAAATCCGAGAGTGCGCATTATCTATCCTCTAGCAAGAGATGTGACGCCAGAAGAGTTTGTATCAGTATCAAGATACCTTGCTCAGATGCTAGGCATCGATTATTTCGATGAATGCTCCTATCTGCCAAATCAACTAATGTACTGGCCAAGCACACCATCCAATGGAGACTTCATTTATAAGGAAGTGGACAAGGATTGGCTTAATCCAGATGATATTTTAACTGCTCACCCGGAATGGACTGATCCTACAAGACTTCCAACTTCATCGAGGGAGAGCAAGGCATATACAGTATCGCATCAGAAGGTGCAGGATCCTCTTGAAAAGGAGGGTGTTGTTGGGCTTTTCAATAGGGTCTACTTCCCCGTCACAAAAGCGATCGATGTGTTTTTATCAGATATTTACGCGCCGACAGAAAATGAGGAGCGTTACCATTTTATAGAGTCAAGTAGCATGGCGGGTGTTGAAATCAAAGAAGGTGGCAAGTTCGTTTACAGCCATCATGCCAAGGACCCAGCATATCTAAAATTATGCAATGCCTTTGACATCGTCCGTATCCATAAGTTTGGAGATGACGATGCTAAGAAGTCCTTTAAGAGTATGTGTGATTTTGTCATGAAGATCGATGAGGTGAAAGTCTTTGCTACCAATGAGAAACTTGCAGAAGCTGAAGTGGATTTCACAGATCTTGGTGACGATTGGAAAGAAAAACTAAAGTATCAGCCCCGAAGTCAAGTACTCGAAAACAGCGTATACAACTTAAACCTTATCCTGAATCATGATCCCGATTTTAAGAACTTTGCATTCAACGAGCTGTCAAACCGTATCCAGGTCACTGGACCACTTCCGTGGGAAAGACCAGAAGGTAACGTGTTTTGGAGAGACGCCGACACAGCCCAGCTTAAGTCCATTATGGATATTCGCTACCTTCCGTTCTCAAGTAGAAATCATGATGTTGCCTTTACCAAGGTTGCTGATGATCGGAGATTCCACCCTATAAGGGATTACCTTGATTCCCTACCTCCATGGGACGGCATAAAGCGTGTGGAGGATGTTTTCATCAAATATCTTCAGGCTGATGACACTGAGTATATACGCACAGTGACTAGAAAGACCTTTGCAGCGGCGGTTGCCCGGATATATGTTCCAGGAATTAAGTTTGACTGCGTTCCTGTGCTTGATGGCGATCAGGGTATTGGTAAAAGCACAATTTTGAAAGACCTGGTAACAGCGGACTTCTATTCTGAAACTCTATCCCTTACCGATATGGACGACAAGTCAGGTGCTGAAAAACTCCAGGGATTCTGGGTAGTTGAGATCGGCGAGCTTGCTGGAATGAAGAAAGCGGACATTGAAAAAGTGAAAGCATTCCTTTCTACCTCTGATGATAAGTATCGACCGTCTTATGGCAGGGTTGTTGAAAGCCATCCTAGACAGTGCATTGTTATTGCAACGGTAAATGGAGAGCGTGGATATTTACGTGATATTACAGGAAACCGCCGATTTTGGATCATCAAGGTACATCAGAAAAAGCAGAAGAAGACTTGGAATTTCACTGAAGAATACAGGCAGCAGTTCTGGTCGGAAGCCAAAGAAATATGGAGTTCAGGCGAAAAGCTATATCTGGAGGGTGACATTTTAGAAGCGGCAGAAAAGGCCCAGAAGGGTGCCATGGAGGCTGATGAGCGTGTTGGCATGGTTGAAGAATACCTGAATACATTACTTCCAGATGACTGGGATAGTATGGACTTGTTTGCCCGCAGAAATTACCTAAGTGGGACCGAATTTGGCAGGCCAGTGCATGCAGGTACTGTTGCTCGAACCTCTGTAAGCAATGCTGAAATATGGTGTGAATGCTTCAATCGCAACCTCTCTGAATTAAAGACCACGGATAGTTATCAGATCGCAGCACTTATGGCTCAGATTCCCGGTTGGGAACGAACCAGCAGTATCAGGCGTTTGCCCATATATGGTAGGCAGCGACTTTATCAATATTGCGGATAAAGAACACGACACGACACAAGTTTTTCCCTTATATTCAAAATGCTTTTTCTTAAAAGTAGATAGTAGATACCTGTGCACGTACACGCGCGTTAGTAAATATAGGGAAACGCTTGTGAATTTGTGTTTCTTGTGTCAGATGGGAGGTAAAAAAGTGACTGAAAAAAACATCGAACAAAAGCTGGTAAAAGCAGTGAAAAAGAGGGGTGGTATGGCACTAAAATTTGTTAGTCCGGGGTTAGATGGTGTGCCAGACCGCATTGTACTACTGCCAATGGGAAGAATCGCCTTTGTTGAAGTCAAAGCACCTGGGAAGAAACCTCGACCTCTACAACTGGCAAGACATAAGCTCCTTCGTAATCTTGGATTCAAGGTTTATGTGCTTGATAGTGTAGCAGGAATAAAGACAATATTATCCGACATGGGAGGTGATGCCAAATGAAGTTCATACCACATGATTATCAGCAATACGCAAGTGCCTACATCGAAAACAACCCCATTGCTGCAATATTTCTTGATATGGGCTTGGGTTAGGAAAAACTGTACTGACCCTCACCTCCATAAGCAATTTACTCTTTGACAGCTTTAAGGTTCATAAAGTTTTGGTGGTTGCCCCTCTTCGTGTGGCAAGATATACGTGGCCCCAAGAACTTGAGAAATGGTCACACCTAGATCATCTAATCTGGTCTGTGGCTGTTGGTACTGAATCAGAAAGAAAAGCTGCACTTTTGAAAAAAGCTGATATCTACATCATCAACAGAGAAAATGTCCAGTGGCTTGTGGAAGACAGCGGTATCCCTTTTAACTATGACATGGTAATTATCGATGAGCTTTCATCATTTAAGAACCATAAGGCTAAGAGGTTTAAAGCCTTGATGAAAGTTCGTCCACGCATTAAGCGAATGGTGGGTTTAACTGGTACTCCCACAGGAAACGGACTCATGGATCTATGGGCTGAGTTTAGGCTTTTAGATATGGGTAAACGCCTGGGTAGATTCATTGGTAAGTATCGAGACGACTACTTTATGCCAGATAAGCGAAATGGCCAGATCATCTTTAGTTATAAGCCTCTACCCTTTGCAGAAGATGCCATCTACCGACAGATTTCCGACATTACCATATCCATGAAATCCACTGACCATTTGAAGATGCCAGAACTCATTAGTTCCGAGTATCCAGTAAAGCTTTCAGAACAAGAGCGTAAACGCTATGAGGAATTAAAGCGTGATCTGGTCCTTCAGCTTCCCGGTGGAGATATCACCGCAGCTAATGCTGCTGCTCTTTCTGGCAAACTGTCTCAAATGGCCAACGGAGCTGTCTACTCCGATACCCAAGAGATCATAAGGATCCACGACAGAAAGCTGGAAGCATTAGAAGATCTCATTGAAGCCGCTAATGGAAAACCTATCCTGGTTGCCTATTGGTTTAGACATGATCTTGAGCGCATCACAGAAAGGCTGCAGCACAATAAAATTAAGTTCTCTCGCCTTGATTCTTCTGAAAGTATTCGGAGCTGGAACAGTGGTGAATTACCAGTAGCTTTAATCCACCCCGCTTCTGCAGGACATGGACTGAATCTTCAACATGGCGGCTCCACCCTTATATGGTTTGGCCTGACTTGGAGCCTGGAACTTTACCAGCAAACCAATGCCCGCCTATGGAGACAGGGACAAACAGAAAATACCGTTGTTGTTCAACACATCATTACCAAGGACACCATCGATGCACGTATTCTTCAAGCACTAAGAGAAAAGAACAGCACCCAAGCTGCACTAATCAATGCCGTAAAGGCAGATCTGAAAATCTAAGACAACCTATGACAATCGTCGCCAATCCGAGTGAAATCTAAAATATTCGGAGGGCTAATATGAATAAACAAAACGCAAGAGAATACTTCTCAAAAGCTTATCGCATTGACCATCGGATCCGTAGCAAGTTTGAGCAATTGGAATCTTTAAATGCACTGGCCACAAGAGCCACATCGACTTTGAGTGCAATGCCAAGAAATCCGAACCGGTCAACATCAACAATGGCTGATGTGATTGCCAGAATCATCGACCTACAGGAAGAGATCAATCAGGACATCATTCGTCTTGTAGATTCGAAACGTGAAATCATGACCATCATCAAGTCCATAGAAAACTCTGAGTACCAGACGCTTCTTGAGAAACGCTACCTTTGTTTTCTAACCTGGGAAAAGATCGCAGTGGATATGTGTTACACCATCCACCATCTCTACAAAATGCACAACGCTGCCTTGGAAGTTTGCAGTAAGATTTTAAACCAGGATACCTAAAACCATAGAATGATACCCACCGCATGTGATTATATGTAAAATGGAGGTTACTAAAAATGAGCTACCGTGAAGCTAAAGAAGACAACATCAGAATCTCTAAAGCTGGAAGGATGACCTACTACTTCCCCCACTGCCGCTTCTGTGGTGATGAAGTAAGATCCTTGAACTATCTTAGGGACAGACACTATGTCTGTAAGGAATGTAAGCCCCACAAAGAAATCCTGTTAAGAACTGGCCTCTTTGATTAGATGGATACTAAATAACATAGAATGATACCTGCGATGTGTGCTTATATATATAGTGAGCCACAATGTAAACAAGCCTTCTTGGGAACACCCCACGAGGGCTTTTCTTATGCCCAAAAGACCAGCTATAAAATGTCAAGTCTAAAAATCTGATTTGTACACACAAGAGAAGAAAATGATGATTATGTTAGTTAGGCAGCACAAAAAGAGCATCGAAAAATGCTCTAAGTGAGGATTTAATTCATTGTAGTTTCAAGCCCTTACTTCATAAGGACGATTTTCTGACAGGATTGCAAAGATGATATAGCAAAGCTTGCGTGCTACAGCGCCTACTGCGACCCTGTGAGGTTTTCCTCTAGCTCGTAGATGCTCGTAATAGTCCTTGAGTTGAGGATCAGACCATGATGCCACGAAGGCCGCACCCCAGATTGCTCGTCGTAGATAAGGTGAACCTCGTTTCGATATATGTGTCTGTGTACCTGTGAATTCCCCGGATTCTTTGATTTGGGCATCAAGTCCTGCAAAGGAAACGATTTGCTTGGCGCTTGGAAAGCGGTGAATATTTCCTAGCTCAGAAAGGATTACTGCCCCGTAAACAGGACCTATACCAGGGATGCTTGTGACTGGAGAGTCTAGTTTTTCCATATAAGCTTCAATTTGCTGATCCAGCAAAGCAGTCTGTTCTTCAATGAACTCCAACTGCTCGACCATCTGACGAATCTGGAAGGCAAAGGCATCGGTGGCGATACGAATACCCATAGAACTTTGGGCAACGGCTCTGATTTCCATTGCTTTTTCTTGGCCGAAATGGCCTTTAGAGCTTTTACTCAGTAGTAGAGTTAATTTCCTTGCAGACAGTGAGGCCATCTCTTCAGGAGTCGTATACTGCAGTAGAAGCTCTTTGGAGGTTATTCCGAAGATATCACTGAACAGATTTGTATATTCCGGAAAGACCTGATCTAGAAGCGCAATGATCTTACGTTTGAGATCACTTTCAGAGTGTACCTGCCAGAGACGGAAACGACAAAGCTGGCGTAATGCCAGCGTATCGCCATCGGCGATGGCTGTCTCCTGATATTCGCCGAACATAATCGCCTTTGCAACAATTTCCGCATCAATCCGGTCATTTTTGACTTTTCGGACGCGCATATTGCGCAAGGCATCGGTAACAATGGGGTTGATGACCTTGATGTCGAAGCCTTTTTCAAAGAGCCAGGAGTAAAGGACCAACCAATAATGACCGGTGGCCTCCATACCCACTTGGGAATTCTTCGAAGTCAGACCATACTTATCAAGCATCTTCTGAAGTTTGTCTACGCCAGAAAGAGTGTTGGGTATCTTGAAAGAGTTTCCGTCGAGCACTTGCCCGTTCTGGTCCAAGAAACAGACTTCATGGGCCTTCTTGGCAATATCAATACCGATGTAGTACATGATTTGACACCACCTTTTGGAGTTATTTAGGCTGCAGGAGGTTATCCTCAGGATTTTACGGGAATCCTGCCTTGTCAGATATACGGGGCTTATCCCCATCCAGCTTATTCGGATCCTACCCGTAAAGCTGAGGCGCCACTCTTTCTTACGAGACCTTATCTCAGGGAGGGAGAACGACGCCCTCAACTGCACAATTCTATTATCCCACGTGGCATGAGGGAATAACAGTAAATGCTGTCAGGGTACCACGACTCTGATAAATATAATATACAAGGAGGTGAACCCATGCCATACAAACCTAAGCGTCCTTGTGCTTACCCAGGCTGCGGTCGGCTTGCAGACAGCGAGCAATACTGCGCCGAGCATAAGAAGGTAGTAACGAAACGCTACAACCAGTACCAACGAGACCCTGCTTCTAACAAACGCTATGGCAGGTCCTGGAAGCGGATCAGGGACCGCTACATTAAAGCCCATCCTCTTTGCGAGGAGTGCGATAAGAACGGACGAATTAAAGCTGCTGAAGAAGTCCACCACATCCTCCCTCTCTCCAAAGGCGGTGGCAATGAAACCAGTAACCTGATGGCCCTTTGTAAGTCATGTCACTCAAAGATCACAGCTGAGAGTGGCGACCGGTGGAATAACAGAAAATGAATGCATCGCTTCGGCGGTGCTTTTTTATTGGAGGAAGCCTATGAAGAACAAATTTCATCGACAGTGTTCATATTGCGGTGAGGATTTTAATACACCATACCCAAAGAAAATTTATTGTTCACCTGAGTGTGGCTATGCCGGAAGTCTTCGTTTAAAACGAGAGCAATGGGCCGATTCTTTTGTTCCTAAGAAAATCGTTTGTAAAGAGTGTGGAAATGAATTTTATACAACACTAGGTGAGCCCAGAAAAGAATATTGCTGTGATACTTGTGCAACAAAATATCATCGCAGAATTGAACATCAAACAGACCGTCATAAAAAGTATATGCACAGATTAAAAAGCAAAAGAGAAAAACAAATCAGAGAAGCCTTTGTTGAGGAAGTTTCATACTCAATTCTGTATAAACGTGATCATGGCTTATGCAAGATCTGTGGTATGCCTGTTCTCTATGACAAATTTATTGATGACAATTGGAGTGGAACTATTGACCATGTGATTCCTCTCTCTAAGGGTGGAGAACACTCGATGACAAACTGTCAGCTCTCTCATAGAATTTGTAACTCTCTCAAGTCCAATGATGATGACGAAAGCTTCTCAATCTCTTGGGATGCGAAGTCAAAAGAAAATAATTACTGGTACAACAAATACCAGAGCTATCATGAGTTAGTTCACTCCCCTTCCGTTAGATGGGGTGCGGGTACCTAAATCCCTACAACTTTTCAATTCGGACAGCGGGCTGGGGTGTCGTGTTAAAAAACGCAGATTCAAACGGGGGTATAGCCCCCACTTTGTAAAGGAGGTGTGATCATTGGCAAAAGACGGTACGAACAGAGGTGGCGCTCGTGTTGGTGCAGGGGCAAAAAAGAAACCTCTGGCTGACAAAATAGCCGAAGGGAACCTTGGTGGCAGGAAACTGACAGTGATGGAGTTTTCCGACACTGCAGACCTTGAGGGACAAGAAATGCCTGAACCAAATAAGATGCTCGAAGCCATTCAAAAAGATGGCAAGGCTCTGGTGGCAGGTGAAATCTACAAAGCCACATGGCAGTGGCTGGATAAGCGTGGCTGCGCTGCTCTGGTTTCTCCACAGCTCCTTGAACGGTACGCTATGAGTGTTGCCAGGTGGATTCAGTGTGAAGAAGCCATTACTGAATATGGTTTTCTTGCTAAACACCCCACCACTGGAAATGCCATCCAAAGTCCTTATGTATCCATGGGCCAGAACTACATGAACCAAACCAATCGTCTGTGGTTTGAAATATTCCAGATCGTAAAGGAAAACTGTACTGGCGATTACAAAGGAGCAAATCCTCAGGATGATGTAATGGAAAGACTTCTTTCTGCTCGTAGGGGCAAATAAAAAAAACAGATGGGAGATAATGATATGAGTAAAAACTACAGAACCGCAGAAAGTGTCTGCAAAGGACATCCAGATAAGCTTTCTGATCTAATCGCTGATAGCATTTTGGATGCTTGCCTTCGAAAAGACAAAGCTTCACGCGTGGCCTGTGAGGTCATGTCTACTAAAGGTAAAATCATCGTGGCGGGCGAGATCACCTGCAGCGAAAAAATTAACATCCGCCTTATAGTAAAAAATGTACTTCGTGAGGTGGGATACAGTCCTTGGAAATTTACAGTATTTGTGTTTGTACATCATCAGAGTGTTGATATTGCTGCAGGTGTAGATACAGCACTTGAAGCAAGAAATGGAATTGTTGACCCTTATGGTTCCATCGGTGCTGGTGATCAAGGCACTGTTTATGGCTATGCAACTAATGAAACCCGTGAACTGCTTCCGCTACCACTACTTCTCTCTCATAGAATCGTCAAGCGTATTGATGAATGTCGCAATGGAAAAATCATCAAAGGTATCATGCCCGATGGCAAAGCTCAAGTCACTGTTGAGTACGATGGGGATAAACCTATCCGTATTAAAACTGTGGTAGTTTCTGTTCAGCACCACGAAGATAAAACCCAAAAGCAGCTAGAATCAGATATCTTAAACAACGTGCTCTGGCAGTGCTTTGAGGATTTCCCCCTGGATGATGATACGGAAATTCTCATCAATCCTTCAGGCAGATTTGTTGAGGGTGGTCCTGCTGCTGATACAGGGATGACTGGCAGAAAGATCATGGTGGACACTTATGGTGGTCTGGCTTCTCATGGTGGTGGAGCCCTCTGCGGAAAGGATCCAACTAAGGTTGATAGAAGCGGTGCCTATATGGCCAGGTACATTGCTAAGAATATTGTTTGGAGCGGGCTTGCTGATAAATGCGAGGTCGCTATTTCTTATGCTATCGGAAAAGCTAACCCAGTTTCAGTAAACGTGACAGCCTTTGGCACAGGGAAAATCAGTGACGAAGATTTAAGTGAACTGGTAAAAGAGATTTTTAACTTGAAACCAGCTGCTATCATTGAAAAGCTGCGCCTAAGAAATGCAATCTACTCCGATACAGCAACCTACGGCCACTTCAATTCCTCGCTCTTCCCATGGGAGAACGTGGATTTCAATTTAAACTTAAGAAAGGCGGCGGAGAAGTTTCTCCAAGAGGGTGATTCAATATGAATATACAAAGAATAAAGCTGTCAGATTTGAATCCGGCAGCATACAATCCTAGAAAAGAACTAAAGCCTGGAGATCCAGAGTTTGAAAAGCTAAAAGCCTCCATTGAGAATTTTGGCTATGTGGAACTAATCGTCGTTAATGCGAATAATGATAACACTGTGATTTCAGGTCATCAGAGGCTTAGTGTGCTTAAGCATCTAGGACAAAAGGAAGCCGAATGCGTTGTGGTAGATCTGAACACTGAACAGGAAAAAGCATTAAACGTTGCAATGAACAAAGTTTCTGGCGACTGGGATAAGGATAAGCTAGCTCTTCTTATTGCTGACCTGCAAGGTGCTGACTTTGATGTTTCCCTTACTGGTTTTGATCCTTCTGAACTGGATGACCTGTTTAAGGATTCCCTGAAAGAAGGCATCCACGATGATGAGTTTGATGTAGATGCAGAGCTGGAAAAACCCGCCATGACAAAACTTGGTGACGTCTGGAAGCTTGGTCCCCATAGACTGGTCTGCGGTGATTCCACCAAGGCAGAGACCTTCCATCTTCTCATGGATGGAAAGCTGGCAAACCTTGTGGTGACAGATCCCCCTTACAATGTAAACTATGAAGGCTCTGCCGGAAAAATTAAAAACGACAACATGGGTGATTCTGCTTTTTATGAATTTCTCCTTGCAGCCTTTACCAATACGGAAGCTGTGATGACACAGGACTCTTCTATCTATGTTTTCCACGCAGATACGGAAGGACTCAACTTTAGAAAGGCATTTTCTGAAGCTGGCTTCTACCTCTCCGGCACCTGTATCTGGAAAAAGCAATCCCTGGTCCTTGGTAGATCTCCTTACCAGTGGCAGCATGAACCGGTGCTCTTTGGCTGGAAGAAGAAAGGCAAACACAACTGGTACGCTGATCGAAAGCAAACCACCATCTGGGAATTTGAAAAACCTAAGAAGAATGGTTCCCATCCAACCATGAAACCTGTGGCTCTTGTAGCCCATCCGATTCTCAATTCAAGTCTTAGCAACTGCATCGTCCTCGATCCATTTGGCGGTTCTGGTAGTACGCTTATTGCCTGCGATCAGACCAACAGGATCTGCCACACCATTGAACTTGATGAGAAGTTTTGTGATGTTATAGTTGAACGCTACATTTCCGGAGCACAGACTTCAGATGATGTCTATCTCCTGCGTGATGGCAAAGAATACCGCTACAGTGACCTCCCTGAAAATAAATAACACAACTATCGAAAGATAGACTTGCTATTTACATCAATTAGAGTGATATATGTAGTAAGCAAAAAACAAGGAGGTCAATACCATGAAAATCAATTACAACGTAACTGGTAACGAACGAAAAAAGCTGGTGAAGCTCATCAGCGAAATCACAGAGGTTCCTTCAAAATACCTGGGAGTACCATCCTGCGCCTACCAGGTCGGACCTTACCACATTGGAAAAGACGGTGAGCTAACCTTTGACAGCGAAGTGGATCAGGAGGATACCAATGCGCTGATGAAAAAACTACAAGAGGCAGGGTTTGAAGCTGAGGTAGATGAACCAGCTCCTGCTGAAACGGAACCTGAAGAAACTGGACTCATCATCCAGATTCCAAAAGACTCCCTCTCCGATGAAGACCTGGAGAAGCTAGCTAAACTGTTAGAGGCAAAAGGCAGCCTCATTAAAAAAGCTCTCAATGTGGATGCACTTCCCATTGAAGCCGATGAGGAACGCATAAGCTTCCCTTGGTTTTCAAAGCTGCCAAATCCATATGAGATAAAAGCCTACTCCCAGTTCATCACGAAGCTTTGTGAGATGGCGAAAACCCAAAAGAGAATCACCGTAAAAGAGAAAGAAGTCGACAATGAGAAATACGCATTTAGGTGTTTCCTTCTCCGCCTCGGATTTATTGGTGAAGAATTCAAAACCCATAGAAAGATTCTCCTTCAAAACCTATCCGGCAGCAGTGCCTTCAAAGGAGGTGCTCACAATGAAACCGATCAGTAAAGAAAGACTAGCCCACCTACGCAAACAGTACCCCGCTGGTGCCAGGGTCCAGCTCCTTTGGATGGATGATGTGCAAGCACCACCAAAGGGCACAAAAGGCACCGTGTGGGGCGTGGATGACACAGGCTCCATCATGGTTCAGTGGGATAACGGCAGCAGCTTGAATGTGGTTTACGGCATTGATTCATGCAAAGTAATTGATGAAAAGTCCAGGGAGGAGGCATAGCAATGAAGGCGCTATTTGGTCGAAAGTTCTACAACCTTAAGGAACTAAAAGAAGCAACCGAAGAGGCAAAAGAAGATGGCGTCATCGGTTCTGATTACACTGTGATTCGAGAAGTTGAACTTACTGATGCAGAATTCAAGAAGTTCACCAGTGATTTTCTTGAGGATCAGCCCTGGATCAAGAAGTCAGATGGTGGCACCAATGAAAAAGGCGAGCTTCGATGCATTAGGGTAGTCAACAAAGATACCGGTGAAAAGATACTCACAAATCCTGAAGGCTACGAATTCCCACGTTACACAGCGATTGAAGATTAAACTGAAGACCTGCTCTTTACTACAGAAATGACTTGCTATTATTCTCGTTTAGAGTGATATATGTAATACCAAAACAAAACCACACTAAATGGAGGATGAGAACATGAAAGAAATCAAATCGTTTGAAGAAGCCAAAGCAACCAGCGCAAACTTTAAGGAGTCTGGAATCAACAGCACCATGTACTGGGCCTACGAAAGAAGCAAGGAAGCAGGAAACGACACCATCGACTTTTCTGAGGTCATTTGGGATTACGACATTGAACCCATTGTTAAAGCCTGCAGAGCCTACGGAATCGACCACATCACCATTTCCAGCACCTTCTCAGGACTGATCGCAACCCTTGCCGAATTTGAAAAGCACGGTTGCAAGATGGACGGACTTACCAAGGTTAAGACAAGCTACACCGACTGGCAGACCGGCGAAAAGCAAATTCTACCAGCCATCTTGGTTAGGATTTAAGGAGGGCCTAGACCATGTGGAGAAAAGGTAAAATCGAAGTCGAAAATAAAACCATTTATTACTGGATCAAAAGCTTTGACTTAGGCTCCCCTTACGGCATTGATGAAGGTAGGATTTCAAAACTGATGCTAAAGCGAGATGGCCAGATCATTGCAAACTTTGATAGAGGCTGGGACATTGAACCCATCGACGCCAATGCGCAAGCTGCACTTGAAGCTTTGATTAAGAAATACAATTAACCAAGATAAAACGCATAACGGAACAGGGCTGAAAAGCTCTTTTCCTCGTTACAGAAGACCTTAGGGTCTATTTTTTATGTCTTTTTAAAGGAGGTGTCCGCATATCCGAAAACTAAAGAAGTATAAACCAACCTCTTACACGGCGAAAGATTCCCATTACAGCAAGGAGATGGCGGACTATGCAGTTGGTTTTATTGAATGCCTCTCCCACACCAAAGGAACCTGGGCGGGAAAGCCTTTTGAACTGATAGATTGGCAAGAACAAATCATCCGGGATTTATTTGGAACCATAAAACCAAATGGCTATCGTCAATTTAATACTGCTTATGTAGAGATACCAAAGAAGATGGGAAAAAGTGAGCTTGCGGCGGCTGTTGCCCTGCTCTTAACCTGCGGAGATAACGAAGAACGTGCTGAGGTTTATGGATGCGCTGCAGATCGTAACCAAGCCTCTATCGTTTTTAATGTGGCAGCGGACATGGTTCGTATGTGCCCTGCCTTATCCAAGAGAGTTAAGATTCTGGACTCACAGAAAAGACTGATCTACCAACCCACCGGAAGCATCTATCAAGTGCTTTCTGCCGATGTTGGAAACAAGCACGGCTTCAACACCCATGGGGTTGTATTTGATGAGCTCCATACTCAACCAAACCGAAAGCTATATGATGTTATGACCAAAGGTAGTGGTGATGCCAGGATGCAGCCTTTGTATTTTCTTATCACCACTGCTGGAGATAATCAAAATAGCATTTGTTGGGAGGTTCATCAAAAAGCCCTGGATATCATGGCTGGAAGAAAAAATGACCCTACCTTCTATCCTGTCATTTATGGTGCAGATCTTGAAGATGACTGGTCCGATCCAAAGGTCTGGAAGAAAGCAAATCCATCCCTCGGCATCACTGTCAGCATGGATAAAGTAAAAATGGCCTATGAGTCTGCAAGACAAAACCCCGCTGAAGAAAATAGCTTCAGGCAGCTTCGACTCAATCAATGGGTTAAGCAGGCTATTCGCTGGATGCCTATGGATAAATGGGATGCCTGTGCATTCCCTGTTAATCCAGAAGCACTTAAAGGTCGCGTTTGCTATGGCGGGCTGGACCTCTCCTCTTCCACTGATATTACAGCCTTCGTACTTGTCTTCCCACCACTGGATGAAGATGATAAGTATGTGGTTCTTCCATACTTCTGGATACCAGAAGACAGCATTGACCTTAGGGTTAGACGGGATCATGTGAATTATGATGTGTGGGAAAAACAAGGATTCCTTCTAACCACCGAAGGCAATGTGGTTCACTATGGATTCATTGAGACATTCATTGAGGAACTTGGAATGAAATATAACATCCGCGAGATTGCCTTTGACCGCTGGGGCGCAGTTCAGATGACTCAGAACCTAGAAAACTTAGGGTTCACAGTTGTCCCTTTTGGTCAGGGATTTAAAGACATGTCACCGCCAACAAAAGAATTAATGAAGCTGACATTGGAAGAGAAGATAGCCCACGGTGGTCACCCTGTTCTCCGCTGGATGATGGATAACATTTTTATTAGAACCGATCCTGCTGGTAATATCAAAGCAGACAAAGAAAAATCCACCGAGAAGATTGACGGTGCTGTTGCCACAATCATGGCTCTTGACCGAGCGATCCGCTGTGGTGGACAGACTGGTAATTCTGTCTATGATGATCGAGGACTACTCGTATTTTAGGAAAGGAGGTTGATGTCCATGGGAATACTGCAAGGAATATTCAAGGCTAGAGACAAGCCTAAAGACGCTCTTGGTGGCAGCCGCTACAGTTTCTTTTTTGGAAGTACTAGTGCTGGAAAACCGGTCAATGAGCAAACCGCCATGCAGATGACCGCAGTGTACAGCTGCGTGAGAATCTTATCTGAGACGCTGGCGGGTCTACCACTTCATGTCTACAAATACAATGATTCAGGTAGCAAGGAGAAAAACTTAAAACACCCGCTATATAAACTGCTTCATGATGAACCAAATCCCGAGATGACTTCATTTGCGTTTAGAGAGACACTGATGAGTCATCTTTTATTATGGGGAAATGCCTATGCTCAGATTATTAGAAATGCACGAGGTGAAGTGATCTCCCTGTATCCATTAATGCCAAACAAAATGACGGTCGATCGCGATTCAAGTGGTCGGCTTTTCTATTTGTACCAGCGTGGAAATGAGGATGTTCCTTCTCTTGGTAGAGAGAATCAAGTGTATCTTTCACCATCGGATGTTCTTCATATCCCAGGACTTGGCTTTGATGGGCTGGTAGGCTATTCACCCATTGCCATGGCGAAAAATGCTGTGGGACTTGCCATAGCTACTGAAGAATACGGAGCTAAGTTTTTTGCGAATGGTGCCTCACCGGGTGGCGTCCTAGAACATCCCGGTACCATCAAGGACCCTCAGAAGATTAAAGAATCCTGGAACTCAGCTTATCAAGGAAGCGGTAATGCCCACCGGGTAGCTGTCCTTGAAGAAGGCATGAAGTACCAGCCTATCGGCATTTCTCCTGAGCAGGCACAGTTCCTTGAAACCAGAAAGTTTCAGATCAATGAGATCGCTCGTATTTTTAGAGTCCCACCACATATGCTTGCTGATTTAGAGAAGTCATCCTTTAGCAACATCGAACAGCAATCACTGGAGTTTGTAAAATACACCCTCGACCCTTGGGTGGTCCGCTGGGAACAGTCCATGTGCAGAGCGCTTCTCATGGAAAGTGAGAAATCTAATGTCTTTATCAAGTTTAATGTGGATGGACTTCTTCGTGGTGATTATGTAAGTCGAATGAGTGGTTATGCAACGGCACGTCAAAACGGTTGGATGAGTGCCAATGATATCAGAGAGCTTGAAAATCTGGATAGAATTCCAGAGTCATTAGGTGGCGACCTCTACCTCATCAACGGCGCCATGACTAAATTACAGGACGCAGGCGCGTTCGCAAATATCAAAGAAACGGAGGAACCTTAATGAAGAAGTTTTGGAACTGGGCACGAGATGAAAACACTGGTGTCCGAACACTTTATCTAGACGGCGTTATTGCCGAAGATTCATGGTTTGATGATGACGTCACCCCTAAGGCATTTAAAGCAGAGCTTACTGCCGGTGAGGGTGACATTGTTATTTGGCTTAATTCTCCTGGAGGTGATTGCATTGCTGCTAGTCAGATTTACGCCATGCTGATGGATTACAAAGGCACTGTCACTGTAAAGATCGATGGCATTGCCGCTTCAGCCGCCTCTGTCATCGCTATGGCGGGGACAACGGTGCTCATGGCACCAACTGCCCTTATGATGGTGCACAACCCCCTTACGGTGGCCATTGGTGACAGTGAGGAAATGAAAAAAGCCATCGCCATGCTTTCTGAAGTTAAAGAGAGCATCATCAATGCCTATGAAATCAAGACAGGTCAATCAAGGACAAAGCTCTCTCATCTTATGGATGCAGAAACCTGGCTTAATGCAAAGAAGGCCATCGAGCTTGGATTTGCTGATGGCATCTTGGAGGATGAGAAGAAACGAAATCAGACTGAGGATTTCACCTATGCATTTAGCCGCAGAGCTGTTACCAACTCCCTGCTGGATAAGGTAAAACCCAAACTAGCAAAAGAGAATACTGGCACCCCCATTGAGTCGCTGGAAAAGCGGCTTTCTTTGATTCAACACTAAATTTTAGGAGGAAAACACTATGAATAAAATTCTTGAACTGCGTGAAAAAAGAGCAAAATCCTGGGAAGCTGCCAAAGCCTTCCTGGATACCAAAAGAGGTACAGATGGAATTGTATCCGCTGAAGACACAGCAACCTATGAAAAAATGGAAGCTGATGTGGTTGCCCTTGGTAAAGAAATTGACCGCCTTGAAAAGCAGGAAGCACTGGACCGCGAACTTTCAAAGCCACTTAACACACCACTTACCGGAAAACCTATCTTCCAGGGTATGGAATCCAAAGGAGGCAGAGCTTCTGCAGAATACCAGAAAGCCTTCTGGAATGCCATGAGAACCCGTGCTGGTGAAGGCCTCGATCCTATGATTAAGAACGCACTGCAGATTGGTACTGACACTGAAGGTGGCTATCTAGTACCGGATGAGTTCGAGCGTACCCTCATTGAAGCCCTGGATGAAGAGAATATCTTCAGAAAGCTGGCCAACGTCATCTCCACTTCTTCAGGAGATCGTAAGATTCCGGTAGTAGCTTCTAAGGGCACTGCTTCTTGGATCGATGAAGAAGGTGCAATTCCTGAAAGCGATGATAGCTTTGGACAGGTTTCCATTGGCGCTTACAAGCTAGGTACCATGATTAAAGTATCGGAAGAGCTTCTAAATGACAGCGTGTTTAATCTTGAAAACTATATCGCCAGGGAATTTGCAAGACGTATCGGTAATAAAGAAGAAGATGCCTTCTTTACAGGAGATGGTTCCGGTAAACCTACAGGTATTCTTGCTGCCACTGGTGGTGCGCAAATCGGTGTAACCGCTGCAAGTGCCACTGCCATTTCGATTGATGAGATTTTGGATCTCTTCTACTCTCTTAAATCGCCTTATAGAAACAAGTCCGTGTTCGTAATGAATGATGCCACCATTAAGGCAATTAGGAAGCTGAAAGATGGTCAGGGTCAGTATATCTGGCAGCCTTCACTTCAGGCAGGAACACCAGATACCATTCTGAACAGACCGGTTTACACTTCATCCTACGTTCCTACCATCGCTGCATCTGCAAAGTCCATCATCTTCGGTGACTTTGGCTACTACTGGGTAGCGGATCGTCAAGGCAGAGTATTCAAGAGACTTAATGAGCTCTATGCAGCCACTGGCCAGGTAGGTTTTGTAGCCACTCAGCGTGTGGATGGAAAGCTAATTCTTCCTGAAGCCATCAAAGTGCTTCAGCAGAAAGCGTAATGGAGGTGTCCTATGAGTTATAACACAAAGAACTTTACCGAACAGGGCGGCGAAAAAACCGTTATTGGTGGAACTCTTGAAATCAAGGATGGGGCGGTCGTTACTGGCCTCCCTGTTCTTGACAATCAAGCTGCAAGTACTGCTGCCACAGTAGAAGATTTGGTTACGGATTTTAATGCCCTCCTCACCAAACTTAAGGCTGCAGGGCTTATGATTTCAGACTAATGAAAGGATGGTGGCGGTATGACACTCCTGGAAAAAGTAAAAGCAAATCTTATTCTTGATCACTCGGCTGATGATGAACTCCTTGAGATGTACATCACCGCCGCTACCCGGTATGCAGAAAGTTATCAGCATCTTCCTGAAAACCACTACGTGGAAGCAGTTATGCCAGCCACCACACAGCAAGCCATCATCATGCTGTCGTCCCACTTTTATGAATCCAGGGACGGCAGCACCGGTGGTTTCTTTTCAGATAATGTTCAGGCTGGGCAGCAAGTATGGAACACAGTCAACCTCCTGCTGCGGCTTGATCGGGATTGGAAGGTGTAGATATGAGCTTTGGGAAAATGAATACCTTTATCGATATTGTAGAAAGCGTCACCATTAAAGATCCCGAAGGGTTTAAAACAGAAGTTGATAACATTGTAGCTTCTGTAAGGGCTTACCGTGAAGGTCGCCATGGCAATGAGAAATGGGCAAATAGAGCATCCTTTTCTGAAGCCACAGATCTTTTTCGCTTTCGCTGCATCCCTAGTATAACCATATCAACGTCTATGGTGATCATCCACAGTGATAAGAGATTTGAAATCACATCTGTTGAGGATGTGAAAGGCCGCGGGATGTACATTGAAGCGCTGGCCAAGGAGGTGGTTCCAAGTGGCTAAAGCAACAATGCGTATACCAGATGATTTCTTGATGAAGCTCTCAAAGCTTGGTGATAAGACCGATGAGATTGTCTCGAAAGTTTTAGAAGCTGGCGGGGAGGTTGTTCTTGATAAAGTAAAAGCCAACCTCAAATGTGTTATTGGGAATGAAACAAAAGAAAAAAGCCGTTCTACCGGTGAGCTGGTATCTTCACTGGGCCTCTCTCCCACCAAGCTAGATCGAAATGGAAACTTCAATGTCAAGGTTGGCTTCAATGAACCTCGTGGCGATGGAGATGCCAATGCTAAGATTGCAAATATCCTTGAATACGGTAAATCAGGTCAGCCACCTAAGCCCTTCTTGAAGCCAGCAAAATCCGCATCTCGGAAGGCATGCATAGAAACTATGAAATCAGAACTGGATAAGGAGATTGAAAAGCTATGAGCTTACTTGCGGATTTAAACAACATACTAGAACCCTTAAACATTCCTGTGGAGACCGGAGTATTTTCCGATACGCCGCCGGATGAATATCTGGTTATTACCCCCATGTCTGATAGGCTTGATCTCTTTGCAGATAATGAGGCCTATATGATTCTTTCAGAAGCTCGGCTTTCTCTTTTCACGAAGAAGAACTATATGAAGCGCAAGAAAGAACTAACAAAAGCGCTTCAATCCGGAGGGATCACCATAACAGATAGACAGTATGTTGGTTATGAACACGACACTAAATTTCATCATTACGCCATTGACGTAATGAAAGAATATGAAACGGAGGAATAATAAATGGCAACAATCGGATTGGACTCTCTATTTTATGCAAAAATCACAGAAGATCAAAACGGCATCGAAACCTATGGCACCCCAAAAGTGCTGGCCAAAGCCATGACTGCAGAGCTGAGCATTGAGCTCATTGAAGCCATTCTCTACGCAGATGACGGTGCCAGCGAGGTGGTCAAAGAATTTAAGAGTGGCGCTTTAAGTTTAGGTATTGATGATATTGGTTCACTTGTAGCTCAAGATTTAACCGGCTGCAAAATTGACAGCAACAATGTGGTGGTTTCAAGAAGTGAAGATGGTGGTAGCCCTGTGGCAGTTGGGTTTCGTGCCAAGAAGGCCAATGGAAAATATCGCTACTTTTGGCTCTACAGGGTTATCTTCTCTGTTCCCGCCACAAGCCTTGCCACCAAAGGCGACTCCATTACTTTTAGCAGTCCCACCATAGAAGGAACCGTCTTTAGAAGAAACAAACTAGACGGAGAAAGCAAACATCCTTGGAAAGCGGAAGTTACTGAAGGAGATAATGGTGTAGCGGCATCAACAATTACAAGCTGGTTCACATCCGTATATGAACCAGACTTTACAGCCGTAACCCCAACCATAACCATCACAACCCAGCCGGCAAGCTTAACTGAAGTAACCGCAGGCAGTATTTCTGGAAGCCTTTCTGTTGTGGCAAATTCCAACACTTCAAATCCAGTGACCTATCAGTGGTATGAAAACACCATTGATAGCACCACTGGCGGTACTGCCATTAATGGAGAAACTTCTGCGAGCTTTGATATTCCAACGGATCTTCTGGCAGATACCTATTACTACTACTGTGTCTTAAGCTCTAGTGGCGCAGAAAACGTGACAACCACAGTGGCTACAGTTGTTGTTTCTTAATGGGAGGGCTATTCATGGCAGATAAAAAATTAAAGATTGACGAAGCCGCTGAAGAAAGAAGTACCACCATTGATATTGGTGGTACAGAGTTTAAGATGATTCTTACCACCAAAGCAACAAAGGAAATTGCCAAGCGCTATGGGGGACTTGAAAACTTAGGTGAAAAGCTCATGAAAAGTGAGAACTTTGAACTGGCCCTGGAGGAGGTTGTTTGGCTCATCACTCTTCTGGCCAACCAATCTATCCTGATCCACAATATTAGGAACAAGGATGATAAAAAGGAACTTCTCACAGAAGATGAAGTGGACCTTCTTACCACTCCCTTTGACCTGGCTAATTACAAGAATGCCATTATGGCCAGTATGCTGAAAGGCACGAAAAGAAATGTGGAGAGTGAACCATCAAAAAACGAAGTGGTCGGGTAAGTGATCAAGAGTTATTTACCCGACTCATTTATTATGGCACCGTCCACCTAAATAGAAACGAAGATGAAGTCTGGCTTTTACCAATTGGTTATCTGATGGATCTTTGGGAGTGCCACAAGCAGTTTACTGGCATATCAAAACCAAGAGTAGATTATACAATCGATGATGTTATACCAGAGTTTCTATAAAAATTCTACCCAACACCGTAAGAGGTGTTTTTTTTATGCCCTGAAGGAGGTGAAAGTATGTCAGACTTTGGACTGAAGATTGGCCTTGAAGGCGAAAAGGAATTTAAAAATGCACTTCGCGAAATTAATCAGGACTTTAAGATACTAGGTTCAGAAATGAATCTGGTTACCTCACAGTTTGATAAGCAAGACAAATCACTCCAAGCAGTAACCGCTAGAAATGAAGTCTTAAACAAAGAAATCGATGCTCAAAAGGAAAAAGTCACAACCCTTGAAGCTGCTCTGAAGAATGCTGCTGAATCCTTTGGGGAAAATGATAAGCGAACAAAAGCCTGGCAGGTTCAGCTTAATAATGCAAATGCAGATCTGAATAAAATGGAAAAGGAACTGGAGGATTCTGCTGTTGATGCGAATAACCTCGGGGAACAGTTAGAAGAATCCGGTAAGTCCGCAGAAGGTGCTGGTGGGAAGTTTGAGAAGTTTGGAGGAGTTCTTAAGGGGATCGGAACTGCAATGGGTTCTGTGGCTCTTGCAGCAGGTGCTGCTACTATAAAACTTGGAACTGAGATTGTCCAGCAGTTTGGTGAGCTTGAACAGAATCTTGGTGGTTCCGAAGCTGTATTTGGAAAGTACGCTTCTTCTATTCAGAAAACTGGTGAGGAAGCCTACAAAAATCTAGGTGTGTCCCAGAGTCAATATTTGGCCACAGCCAATAAAATGGGAGCGCTTTTTCAAGGCTCTGGTGTTGAACAACAAAAGAGTTTAGAACTTACGGAGAAAGCCATGCAACGAGCTGCAGATATGGCCTCCGTTATGGGCATCGATATGCAGGTTGCCCTTGATTCTGTTGCTGGTGCTGCTAAGGGTAACTTCACCATGATGGATAACTTGGGAGTTGCCATGAATGCCACAAATATCGAAGCCTATGCTCTTGCCAAAGGATTAGATTTTACATGGGCATCGGCAACAAATGCAGAAAAAGCTGAAGTGGCCATGCAGATGTTCTTTGAAAATACGGAGCAGTATGCGGGGAACTTTGCCAGAGAATCCACCCAAACCGTCACAGGTTCCATAGGTCTTCTACAAGCTGCACTAGGTTCGTTTACTGCAGGTCTGGGAAATGCAGATGCGGATATGACCAACTTAACCCAAAATCTCGTAGATGCTTTTCAGTCAGTAGTTATTAATATTGTACCAATATTAGAAAATGTGGTTACTGCTCTACCTGCAGCAATGGATGCGATCCTTATGGCTATTGGAGACCTTCTGCCAGTTCTTCTTAGTACAGTAACGGATTTATTCAGCCAGGTTCTGGAAACCTTACTGAGCCTACTTCCAGAACTGATTCCAGCAGCTGTAGATGCGGTCATGACAATTGTTGGAGCACTCATTGAGAATTTGCCGCTTTTAATCGATGCGGCTATACAGCTAATTACTGCTCTTGTAGAAGGGTTAGGATTGGCTCTGCCTGAACTGATTCCAGCAATGATTGAAGCAGTCATTTTGATTGCTACCACTTTAATCGATAATATGAGCTTAATTCTGGATGCTGCCTTTCAACTAATTAGTGGATTGGCTCAAGGACTTTTAAATGCACTCCCTACTCTAATTGAATCTTTGCCCCAGATCATCAACAGTATTGTTGGATTTATTACCAGCAATCTACCCAGACTCATTGAAATGGGTGTTCAGCTAACCATTCAACTGGGGATGGGCTTAATCAGAGCCATTCCCCAGGTCGTTGCTCAACTTCCTCAAATCATTACAGCCATAGTTTTAGGTCTCGGTAGAGCCCTCCCTTCTATTGTTGAAGTGGGTCGGAATATCGCAAGAGGTTTATGGGATGGTATCGCATCGATGATTGGTTGGCTTGGTGAGCGCGTAAAAAGTATGGTTAATGGCATAGTAGGCGGTGTCAAAAGGGTACTCGGTATCCGGTCGCCATCAAAAGTATTTGCCGGTATTGGCGCTAACATGAGTGAAGGTATTGGTGAAGGATTTACAGAAGCGATGAGTGGTGTAGAAGATGATATGCAAGGAGCCATACCTACTGATTTTGATCTCGATCTTAATTCTCAAGTAACAGGAAATCTTGGAGGTTCTGAAGGAGCTGTTTTTGATGTGACTATTCCTCTTACCATTGACGGTAATATTTTGACAAGAGTTATTGCACAGCTTCAGTGGAACCAAAATACTGTCACAGTTAGAAACCTTGGTGTGGCAGGGAGTTAATAGAAAGGAGGCGATCTCTTGATTGAAATTTACGCAGGAGCAACCATGATTCAGTCCGTTAAGAAAGTCATCAGCTCAAACATTAGGGAAACCTTAGAGGGTGAATTTACCCTCTCATTTACTGTTATGGCGAAGTCTGCATTGGCTTTAAAAACAAAGCAAATTGCAAAACTAGATAATCAGTATTTTGAACTGGTTCAAATTAGTAAATCAATTCAAGGGAGCCTACCAGTCTGCTCTGTTCTTTGTGAGCATGTGTCCTACCTGCTCAACCACGAGATGTATAACATCACTGAGTTTGATTTTACGGGAGATCCAGCCACAGGATTATCCCAGCTCCTTGCAGGCACTCCCTTTTCAGCTGGGATTGTGGATTTTACAGAAAGCGTCACGATGAAAATCAACCAGAAGGTTTCCAGGCGAGCTGCTCTTATGCAGTTCATTGCTATTTTGGGTGGTGAAATCCAGTACGATGGCTATAGCATTAATATTCGTAGCCATAGAGGCTCCAATGATTATATCCCGGTGATGGGTTCAAAGAATGTCACAAATGTGGCTGTATCCCATGACTCCAGGGAGAATGTATCATCCTACGATATTTCCTTTTTCAAGCTGATGGATTTGGCTGTTGGTGATAATGTGCACATCATCTTCAATCCATTAGGAATCAATGTGAAAACCAGGATCATCTCTCTTGAGTACAATCCATTTTACAGATTCAACATCCGCGTTGAGGTGGGAAAGTTTCGTCCTAGCGTTTCAAATACTTTCTATAAGATTGAATATAATCTGTCAGATGTATCCAATCGGGTAGACTCATTAGAGCAAATTACTGCGAAATACACAGCAGAATTCGGAGACATTATCGGGAGTGGATCTTTTTACTTTAGAACAGCTTACAAAGATAGACCGACATATTTTATAAGTGCGAAAGGCGGTGAGGTGCTTATGGAGTTTCTTATGCTAGAAGATAAATATATTGGGGCCATGATTCAAGCAAGCGGTGAAGAAACATTAACCTCTCTTGTATTTTAT